GCCGCATCCTCTGCCCGCTTCGCGCCGCTCTCCGCCGCGCCCTGGGCTGTCTCCGCCCGCGCCGCCGCCGTCTGGGCCGTGTTCTGCGCCATCTGCGCAATGGCAGCGTCCCGGTTCGCTGCAGCCGCACTGTTCCGCGCCTCTTTCGCACTGTTCTGCGCACTGTTGGCATAGGCCAGCACCTGCGCCACAAAGGTCTCGTACTGCGTCGGGCTGATCTCGGCGTCGCCGTCGGTGGCAAGCGTCTCGTAGCAGTCGTATTTTGTCGGCCGGGTCAGCGCCCGGTAGCCGTCCTCGCCCAACGCCAGCAGCATCCAGCTGCCGCACTTCGCGGCCGTGAACGCCTTGCCCACCGCTGCACTGTGTTCTTCGTCCAGCAAAATGGGCGCAGGCAGCGTGCCGTCCTGCTGCTGGATGTGCAGCGTCACGCTCTTGCCCTGCCACTCCTCCGGCAGCTCAAAGTAAAGCCGCTCCACGTTGGCGCTGGACTGTCCGCCCAGGTGCAGCACCCGCATCTCCGGGCAGAACTCCACCCCGCTGAATTCCTTTCGGATGATCTTCACCCGCATGGTTTTTCCCTCCTTCCGTCTTGTGTCCAGCGTATCACAAATTGTGTCGGCGCAACACTGCGGACTTTTTCGCTGGCCGCTGCCCCAACAACTCCTCCCTGTGCTCCCCTTTTTGGCTTCGCCATCTTCCCCCCGGCCGGGGGAAGTCTTCCGCCGCAGGCCGCGGTCGTCGTTGTTGCAGACTTTTTCTATCACGCACAAGGCCCCGGCCGTTCATCTGAACCGCCGGGGGCCTTTCCTCTCCTTATCTCACCGCTGCATACGGGTCTTTTTTCTCCTCGCTTTCCGCCTTGTCCGCCGCCTTCACCCACTGGGCAAAGGTCTTCTCCGTGTACAGTGCCTTGCCGTCCGCGTCCACCAGTGCCAGCAGCATGGTCTCCATCTGCTGCCGGTCGGCGTCGCTGCCCGCAAGGTACTCTGGCTTTGCCGTCTCGGTGATCTTTCCCTTCAGCGTCGAAGCGCTCTTGCCTGCCTTCGCCAGCCGGTCGTACTCCTCCTGTACGGCACTGGCGTCCCAGCTGTCCACGGCTTCCACAAGGTCGTCCGTCGCGCTGGAGTTGTCGCCTTTCAGCAACTTGTCCGCCAGCTGGTTCACCGCGCCGGTCACGCAGTCCACCACGTCCCCACGCTTTCCCTTCGGCAGTCTCAGCGCATCGCTCAGCTGCTCGATCATCTGCATTTCCAGCTCATACCGTTTCTGGTCATCTCCCGCATTCTGCGCCTCGGCCGCTGCCTTCACATTCGCGTCGTACTTCACCAGCCGGGTCTTCAGCTGCTTGTAAACGTCTTCTCCTTTCCCCATCTCGTTCAGCTTTTCCACCGCTGCCTTTGCCTCGTCGCTGTCGCCGCTGGCATAGGCATTGTACAGCCGGTCGTACTGGCCGGTGGCGCTCTGCGGCACCGAGTTGAAGCTGAACTTCCCTCCGTTGGCAAGGTTTTCGATGTCTTCCACATACCCCTGCACGGCTTCCACGATCTTCCGGCCGTTGCCGTAGGGCACGCCCGCCACTTCGAAGCCGTCCTCCAGCAGGGTCATGAACCGCTGCATCAGCTTGTCGTGGTGCTGCTGCAGCTGCGTCTCGTCCATTTCGCCGGTGTCCTTCCGAAACTCCTTGAAGAACTTCTCCACATCTCCGGCCAGGTCGTTCACCACACTGATGCTTGCCGCGCTCAGCACGTCGTAGTCTTTGCCGTTCATCGCGTTGTCGATCAGGCTGTAGAGCTCACTGCCGTAGAGGAAGTTGCCTGCAAAGCTCTCGGTGTAAAGGCTTGCGAACCGCTGCCACATGCTCTTGGCGGTCACGTCGCCGTTCTCGTCCTGCTCCCGGTCCCACCGGTGCAGCAGAAAATCCGCGCCGATCTTCATCACCGCGAACACAGCCGTCTGCGCCACCTGGCTCACAATGGCCCGGTTCCGCTGCGCCGCAGCCCGCTGCAGTTCCGCCTTGTTCTCCTCGCTCTGGTTCTGCCGGTAGCGCTCTGCCTGGGCGTTGTAATCGCCGATGGCGTCCGCCAAAATGCCGTAGTTCTGGAAGCGCTGGGTGGTAAACATCGTCAGCTGCTTCAGCAGTTCGTTGGGGTTGCGCTGGATGCCCGCCCGCTGCATCACGGTGTAGTTGGGCTGGGTCTGCTCGATCACCTTCTGGTATGTGCGGCTCACCGCTTCCCAGTATGCCGGGCTTCCGGTCACGTCCGCACCCTCAAATTCGGCCGCGTGGCTGCGCACATACCGCTTACTGCCTTCCCACAGCGCTGCCACCGTGATCTCGTCCATGCCGTTGATCCAGCCGGTCAGTGCCGTCGGCAGCTTGTCCATGGCCTTCTCGGCCACTGTTTCGCTCTGTCCGATGCTGGCAAGTTCGCCCTTCTGGCTGCCGCGCTTGCGCCAGTCCAGCAGTACGTCCCCGTGCTCTCTGATCTCCGTTTCCAGCGCCGTCCGCGCCTTGGGCGAAAGGTTTTTCACAAAGGGCACCACCGCTGCCATGGTATCCCCGCCCAGCACCGCCGCTGCCGTCGGCAGACTTGCCGCCTGCGCAATGGCAACGCCCGGGTTCAGGGTCAGCACCGCACCCGCATAGTTTCCGCGCAGGTTTCCCAGCACCCGGTTTGCCGTACTGGGCCGCTTGCGCTGGGTGGTCTGCAGGTCGGTCAGCAGATCGTTGATGTAGCTCACCGCGTCTCGGCCCCACTGCTCCTTAATGATGCCGTTCTTCAGGTTTGTGAGCCCTTCCTGTGTCTCCACACTGCTGTTCAAAATCTTCTGCACATCCCGGATGGGCGCTGCCAGGCCTGCATAGGCCGCCGTGTCCCGCAGGCTGCGCTGCACCACGCTGCTGCACTCCTCCAGCAAAATGGGTTGACTGCTCTTGACGCGGTTCTTCAGGAAACCTCTCCCTTCAATGGTCGCGTCCAGGTTCAGGCCCTCGATCTGGGTCGCCAGCACCGACCGGTCCACCGCGATGGGGTAATAGTTCTTCACGGTGGCCCGCTGGTAGCCCACCAGCTGCAGGCTGGTCTCGTTGATGAGGTTCGTGGTGTAGTGGTCAAAAAACTCCTTCATGTCCGCGCACCACGCCCGGTCATAGTCGGTCATGGCCGCTTCCGCGGTCTGCAGGATGCTGTCCGCCGTGGGCGTGCCGTCCGCATTTGTCAGCATGCCCAGGTGCACGGTCTGGCCTTTCTGGTACGCCTGCTCAATGTCCCCCTTGCTGTAAATCTTTGCATCCGGGATCACAAAGCCGCCGTTCATCAGGTGGTTCAGGCTGTCCTTGTTCTGCAGGTGCATGTACAGGCTGCACAGCTGCGCGTGGGTCAGCGGGGCCCGGTTGCCCTTTCCGTCCGTCAGGCCCACGTCCACAAGGTCTGCGCCCGGGCCCGCAAAGGCCTGCATCTCTTTCACATGCTCTTTTCCGGTCACGTTGGTGAAAAGCTTTTCGCCTTCCACGGTGATCTTCGTCTGCCGGTACTGGCCGTCGTTCAGCATGTTGGCCATCTTTTCCATCTGGCCATTCTTCGCATAGCCGCCCAGCATCCGGAAGACCCGCTGGCCGCCCAGCATGTCCAGCTGATACTTCGTCAGCAGATTGCGCACGCCGTCCAGCTTTCCGCCGGGGTGGTTGCCCTTGCTCTGCCGCACCTCGCTGGCTGCGCCTTCCGCGATCTTGCTCACTTCCTCGGCCTTTGCCAGACTCAGCGTCTTGTTTGCGTTCTTGATCACATGCAGCGTGCTGCTCGTGATGGCTTTTAGCATCCGCATCTGATCCACCGTCATGGGCAGATAGGTGCGGTTCTCGGTCTCCCGGATGCGCCGCTGCAGCCGCTCCTGCAATGCCCGCGCCTTCTCGCTGTCCGGCAGCGCCTCGGCTTCGGCCAGCTGTTCGTGCAGCCGGGTCAGCTTTGCGTCCTTTGTCGCCTGCAGGTCATCCCGCAGCGTCTGGATCAGGGTATCCACGCCGGTCTGCTTCCATTCTTCGGTCATGGCATTGGGGCTGTTCTCGCTGCCCGCGCTCTGCCGGATCTGGTCCTGCAGCCTCGTCAGCTGGTTCACGGCCTTGTTGTTCAGAATGGTCATGTCCGCCAGCTTTGCCACCTGTGCCGCCGCATCCACAAGGTTTTTCTGCACATACTTGTCCTTCGACGGCCGCAGCAGCATCTGGTTCAGCTGTGCCGCGTTCTGCCGGATGCTGCGCTTCAGCTCGTCCATCTTCCGTGCGTCCCGTGCCCGCTGCACCCGCTTTTCGGCCACCGCTTTTGCAATGGCAATGTCCTCGTCCCGCTGCTGGCGTGCTGTCTCAATGGCAACGGCATTTCGCTGCGCCTGTTTCTGTTCAAAGGCTGCCCGCTTGCGCTCGTTGTCCGCCTCCCATTCCATGATCTCATTTTCCTGTACCAGCAGCGAGTATTCCGCCTTGTCCGCGCGCTGCTTTTCCTGCCGCAGCTGCCACGCCAGTTCGTTTTTCTCGCTGCGCAGCTTCTGCATTTCCAGCTTTGCTTCGTCCAGCATCTCCTGCCGTTCGGCCTTCATGCGCTTCACTTCCTGCTTCATCTCCCGCTCGTAGCTTTCCCGCAGGAAGGTCAGCTTTTCGTTCAGGTTGCCCACGTTGGAAGTATCCACGCCCAAGGTCTCCAGATTCTCGTCCAGCAGCTTTTCAGCCTGTGCGTTCTGCCGCTGCAGTTCGGTCATCTGCTGCACCTCGGCGCTCTGGTTTGCCGCACGCCGGTTCTCGTACATCCGGCGGTTGAACTCCCGCTGCTGCGCCTTCTGCACACCCTTCAGGCCCTTTTCCACCTCGGCGGCCCGCTCCTCACTGCCCGCGGCCGCTTTCGCCACCTGCAGGTTGTGCTGCTGGATGCCCTCAAAGATGGCCTGGGCGTCGGTCATCTCCGGTGTGTTCAGGATGTCCCCGATGATCCGGCCCGCCAACTCCACCTTGGCGTCCTCATACTCGGCGTCGTCTGCAAACCTGCTCTGCGTCGCGGGCTTGATGGCGTCGTGCAGGTTCATCAGCACGTTCAGCCACTCGGTGCTTTCCATGCTCATTGCACCGTCCACACCGGCCTGCTGCGCCGCTGCCTTCCATAGCGCTTTCGCGCCGTCGCTGGTGCCGCCCACGGCCCGGTTGTCGTTGATCACGCTGTCATACTGCTCCACGGGGTTGCCGTCCCGCACGCCTTCGGCCTGCCGCAGGCTCACGCCGTGCTTCCGGGCTTCGGCCACCGCTGCGCTCCAGCTGCCGTAGGCCTTCACCAGTTCTTCCTTCGCACTGCCGTTTTTGTTCACGGTGTATTCCAGCTTGTGCAGCTCCGGGTACTCGTCCCACAGTTCGCTGTTGCGGTAGGTCGCCCCGTCCAGAATTTCGCCCGCCAGCGTTTCGCTCAGCGCCTGGCCCTTTTCCATGTCCGCGCCATCCGCCTTCAGGTACTCCACCAACACTTCGGTCTCCCGTGCAAGCTTTGCCCGGTCCACCCTGCTGCCGTTGGCCTTTGCCCAGCGGCTGGCCAGCCCTTCAATGTTGCTCTGGCTCACCTTCACGCCCCGTGTCAGCCCAAAGAACTGGCTCAGCGTGTCCAGCGCTGCCGCCTTGTCCGCAATGGCCCGGCTCGCCGTCTGCTGGTCGTTCTTCTTCGCGTCCCGGCTGGCCTGCTCTGCCAGCTGATAGCGGAACTTCGCAAGGCCGCTTTCCTGTGCCAGCTCTCCGGTCCGGTAATAGTCCCGGATTTCCCGCACCACGCGGTCAGCGTCCACCCGGCCGCTGTACTCCTTGCTGGCCGCCACCCGGCCGTCCGCCGTAGAGATGTCCAGCGTGAACTGCCTGCGTGCGCTGCCCAGCTCCTGCGCCATCTGCCGGATCTGTTCCAGCTGCTGCGCGGTGGGTGCCGTGTCTGCCGAAAGGTCGATGCCAGGTCCCTCGGCCATCACGCGCACGTTGCCGTCCAGCAAAAATTCATTTAAGGCTTCCGTTCCAGTCTTTACCTCCGCCGGGCCGAACACACTCATGATCTCCCGGTGGTCGGTGTCTCGGGTGCGGTCATTCTGGGCAAAGTTCAGCATCTGACCGTCCGGCAGGATGTACCCCGCCCGGTTGAAATCCTCGGTCGTACCAAACTGTTCCTTTGCCAGTGCGCGGCGGTATTCTGCCTTGCTGCCGTAGGCTTCGGCCTTTGCATCATACGCCGCCTGTTCTGCCTTGCCCTCTGCCGCTCTTTGTTGCTGCATCCGGGCATTGACCGCTTTCATCCGGTCATCCAGCGCGGCGCTCTGGTCATCCAGCTGCGCCATGCGGGCATTGTAGTCTTTGCGCTTTGCAAGGTAATTCTGGTATTCTTCGCTGTCCCGGTAGGCTTTTGCTTCCGCAGAAAAGATGCCCCGTGCTTTCTTCTTCGCTTCGATTGCCTTCACTGCATCGCTTTCCAGCCAGGCACTGCGTTCTTCCTTCAGGGCCCGCCGCTGCTTGTCCAGCTGCTGCTGTTCGTCGCGCAGCTTCGTCAGCTCGTCTGTCTCGCTCAGCTGATACCGCACATTTTTCTTCAGCGTCCCGTTATTTCCCTTGTTTTCGGCGGTTTCCTGTGCTATACTTGTGTCAGAAGATACTTCCTGAGCAGCCATAGTGCTGCTCCGCACATCCATCGGGAGATGTGTGGGAGTATCTTCTTTTTTTGTCGGTTTTCCGGCATCGTCAAATGTCACATAACTACCATCCGACCAACACACTTCGTGTGTATAAAAAGCTTTTCTGCCGTCTTCTCTTGTGTAAGAGTTCACAATTACCGCTTCGTTGATTCTGGTTTCATCCATAATTACCGGCCCAGCAAAAACATATGTGTCATAGCCCTTGCCTTGCCAGTTTTTTTCATATCCAATCTGATTGCCGTTACGAATCACTCCCGGAATAGCTGCAACCGCAGCCTGCTTTGCTGCGCTATTTCCATGACGCACTGTTTTATTCGCGCCATAATGCTTTAATTCAACGATTCCAAAGTTTTCTCTTTCCACTTTATTTCCGATCGAATCGAAAAAAGCATCAATGTTCTCAACATTCTCCCTCGCGTTTTTCCCGAAATTCACCTCATTTCCACGGATTTCCGCTACCGGCTCCATTTCTTCCAGTTCACCCAGATGATCGTTCATCTGTTCTGTCAGAGACTCGCTGTCCTCATGCAGCTTGAATCGTGTTCCTTCCGCCGCACCCTTGTTCTCAAGGGCTGCGGCGTTTTCTTTTGCACTCCGCAGGCTGTCCATAGCCTTTTCCGCGTGGGCAAAGTATTCGTCCTGCAGCACCCGCTTTTCCGCTTCGGCCAGGCGCTGTGCCCGCAGGGCCGCTTTGTTCTCCGGGTCCTTGGCCAGTACTTCCTTTGCGCGGCTCACGATGTCGCTCAGCAGTTCCTTCACCTTGTTCATCACTTTGCGGATGGTGCCTGCCCGGCCCGCGTTCTTCTCTGCCTGCTGCCGCTGGAACTCCACCCAGCGCTTGAAGCTCGCTTCATCGCTGAAGATGCCGCGCCAGGCGTCCGCCACCAGTTCTTCCGCCGCCTGTTCATAGGTCAGGCCCTGCTGTGCATAGTCCGCAGCTTTCTCCCGGATCATCACGTCGATGTTCTCATAGCCCTCGCTCTTGGCCAGAAATTCCAGCGCGTGCTGCTGCAGTGCCTGTGCGCCTTCGGCGTCCAGCGAGTTGTACCAGTGGTAGTCCTCGTGCAGGATGGTGCCGAACACGTCCTCGGCGCTGTCCGCAAAATAGATTTGTGCCACCTCGGTGTCTACATAGGCTTTCACCCGGTCATTGCCCTGCAGCACCGTCTTCAGCACTGCGTCGGTGTCCGTAGCCCGGGCGTTCAGCTCGATCAGCTGGGTGCCCACATCGTTTGCCGTGCGCATGGTCCCCTTATAAAGCACCCGTCCGCTGCCGCTGGTGCTCTTTTCGGTCAGCTCTCCGCCCAGGGTCCCCCGCTGCATGCTCCCGGCTTCCATCTCGCCGTGCCCCTGCAGCCACGCCAGCTGTAAAGCCTGCCTGCCGCCGTCCTGTGCCAGCACATACTCGGTGTTCACCGCAAGCCCGTTCATGCCCTGCGCCAGCTCCATGGCCTTGTCAAAGGTGGTCACATCTTCCATCTGGCCCAGACGGTACAGGCTGCTGGCTGCGGCCGCATACCGCTCGGCATCTCCAATGTCCACCGGCATGTTTTTGCTGATGGTCTCACTCGCCGCATCCGACACCTTCCAGCGGGTCAGCTCCTGCTGCACCTGCCGCTGCTGTGTGCTCCGGCTCTGCTGCGTCAGGCCGTAGGTCTCCCGCAGCCCGCCGTGCTGTTCCGCCGGGCTGCTTTCCACACTTTTCCCGTTGACTTCGCCCGCCCGCTGTGTTACAGTAGTCTCAGCAGACGAGCTCGCAGCTAACGTTTCGGACGTATGTCTGGGGTCGCTTTCAGCGGCATCCATAGGGGACTGCGATAAATCTGTCGTAGCGGAAGGATCTGCACTTAACGTTTTGGACGTATCTCTGGGGTCGGCAACGGCATCCATAGAGGGCTGCAGAACTTTCGCTATTTCTTTTTCCGGCACCCCAACGGACGACAAATATTCTGAAACAATAAAGTTTTTACTTTTTTTGGCATCTGTCACGGCTTCCACAATGATGTGGGAGCCGTCTATTTTTTTCTCAAAGATTACAATAGGTGCTTTTTTTCGATTTGCCGTATAGTATCCGTCCGCTTTTCTCGTTGCCAGATACGCATTGTCAAAATTGTTCAGTACATACGCTGCTCTTGCCACGTCGGCGCTTTCCTTCATGGTCGCATCCGCGCTGCCGTCGCCGCCCGCGTGCCGGTTCGTGATGTGGTTCACGCCGTTTGCATCCAGCATGGTCACGCTGCCCACCTTGTCAAGGCCGGTCAGCTCCTGCATGGCGCTGCGCATCCGGTCGCTGGTCTCGGTCACCATGTAGGGCGGCAGTTGTTCGCCCGCGCGCACCTTGTCCACATACTCGGCCATCTTCGGGTCCACGCTGTCCTTATACTCTGCAATGCTGGCATTCTGCGCCGGGGTATGTACCGCCGGGTCATCGTTTACAGCGGTCTGCTCTGTCACGGGTTCGCTTGCCGCCTGCTGTGTCGGGCCCGCTGCGTCCGCGCTCTCCAAACCGGCCGTTTCGCTTTCCGAACGGCCGGTTTTGTCGTTGTCTGCCACTGTTTCGTCCACAAACTGTTGCACCTGCTGCGCCTGCGCATCCGCCCGCACATCTTCCTGCTCTGCATTCCTTTGAGAAAGGCTCTCCCCTCGGGAGAGCTCCGTTGCAGCTCCGGCATCGCCGGACTGCAGCGGTGCGGGGGTTCCGCCCGCAGCTGCATCCAGCGCCGCGTTCATCTTGCCCAGCCCGGTGCCCACAGCGCCGCCCAGCGCACCCGAAGCGCCGCCGGTCAGGCCGCTTTCCACCGCGTTCAGGAAGGTGTCTTTCTTGAACAGGTTCTGTGCCGCGTCACTGTCGCCCAGCGCCGCGTCAATGGCCATGTCCGCATAGGTCTCCACAAAAGCCTGCATGGCGTTGTCCACACCGCCCGAGACGGCGTTTGCGATCACCGGGTACTGCTGTGCCAGCGGACCGTTATCCGCCACACTGCGCACCAGGTCTGCCAGCTTCCCCGCCAGCGTGTCCCTTGCGTAGTCCGTACCCATGGTCTTGGCCAGGTCTGCCGCGCCCACACTGTTGATGGCCCATCCCGCGCCGAACTTCAGCGCACCGCCTGCCAGCGTCTTGCCCGCGCTGTCGCCCTTTTCCACGCTCTGGCCCATGCTTTCTCCGGCTCCCTGCAAGCTCAGCACCGGCAGTACCATCGCGGGGTCGATGCTTGCGACCACAAGGTTCTCGCCTGCGCTGGAAACAATGCCCAAAACCTTCTGCGCCAGCGGTGAAAGGCCGCTCATTGCTGCGCCGGTCAAGTCCTGGCTGCGCTTGTGCAGCTGGTAGCCCACACTCTTTTCCGGGTCAACGGCATCCTTCACCTCGGTGGCCGCATACCGGCTGCGCATGTCGTCGATCTCGCCCTGCGTGTATCCCTTTGCGATCAGCTCAGCGTCGCTGTACTTCGGGCTTCCGTTGGAGTCCACCGTGTCCACCAGCTTGAACAGCTTTTCCTGCCGAGCGTCTCCTGCCAGGCTTTCTTTCAGGGCATCCCGGTTCTTCTTTGTCGCGCTGCTGTTCTTCACGGCCTGCACCGCATTTTCGCCCATCTGCAGGCCGCCTGCGGCAATTTCTTCCGCAATGCCGCCGATGGTGTTCGACGTGCGCCGTACCGCACGCTGCCACGCGGGCAAGGCATCGAAATCCCGGATGTATGCCTTTGCCTCGTTGATCTCGGTCTGCGTGTATCCCTTTGCCTGCAATTCCGCGTCGGTGTAGTCCCGCCTCCCGGTGCTCTGTGCCGTGGGTGCACTGGCCATAGCGCCGGTTCCGTCCTGTGCCTGCATCGCGTTGCCGCGCTGGACATAAGGCTGCTGTTCTCCGGTGCCGCCCCGGATCAGGTTTACCAGCTCCCGGTGTTTCGGGTCCGCATCCATCCACTGGTTCAGTTCATCAAAGCGGTCGGGCTCGCTGTTTCTGGCAAAATCCTCTTTTGCTTCTTGTGCCGTACGTGCATACCAGTCCACCCGTTTTCCGTCGCCCGCCGCAATGGTCTGTTTCAGCGCATCTGCATTCGGTGCGCTGTTCACTGCGCCGTATCCGCTCTGCAGCTGCATCGCGCCGCCAGTTGCTGCATACGGCTGCCGTTTTTTCTCGGTCGGCTTCACCGTACCGCGCACCTGCGCCGCCGGGGTGCTGCTGCCAACCTTTCCAAGCCATTCCGGCTGTGCCGTGCCGCCCCGGGTGCCGTTTCTCTCGCTCTGGGTCCCGCTGCCCGGCACCTCCAGCTGCAGCTTCGGGTTCGTGCTGCCCATCATCTGTGCCAGCACCTGCCCGCCCAGGCTGCCCCCGGTGCTGCTCTGGCTGCTGCCCGTGTTCGTCCGGGCGCGGCGGGTCTCGGTGCTGGTCCCCGCACTGCGGTTCTCCCATGCTTCGGTGGTCCGTTTCCCGGTGCTGCCGCCCCGCAGCGCGTCGATTTTCTCCGGTGTCCAGCCGCTGCCGGTGCCCGTGCTCCGGCTCCCCGCAGCGGTGCTGCTGTGTGCACTGCTGCTTCCGGCCGTACTGCCCGCCGTGCCGTTCTTACCCTTGCGCAGTTCGTCGATCTCTTTTGCTGTCCAGCCCATATGCTCACCTCATCATTTCGTTCCGAGCCACTCATAGTCGATCTGGTTCATGATGCTCGATACCAGGTCACTGGAAAGGCCGCTGTCATTTGCCAGCGCGCTGGCGATCTGGCTCTGGCTGTAGCCGCTGTTGGCCAGCTGCCGCGCCTTGTACATGCCCTGTTCATACGGTGTGCCGTTCGCCTTGCCCGGGTTGCCCGTGCCGGTCAGCCGGTCGATGCGCCCTGCATTGGCCAACACTTCGGTGTAGTAGTCGTAGCTCGCATCTGTCGGCTTCATCGTGTTGTACTTGGTCAGCATCGTGTTCAGCTGCGGCTGCGTGTATCCGGCCGCTTTGCCCGTGCCGGTGCTCCCGCTCTTGCCGCTCGACCTGCTGCCCGAGCTCCTACTGCTGCCGGTCTTCGTGCCGTACTTCCGCTGCAGCTGCAGCTGACCGCTCAGCAGGTTCAGGTTGCTCTGGTTCTGCCGGTTTGCAATGGTGCTGTAATAGTCGATGCTGTTCGGGTCCAGCCCCACCGCCGTCAGATAGCTCTTGGCCGCCGTGTCGTAGCCGCTGCCTGCCAGACCCGCTGCCGTAGTCAGATAGGTCAGCTTATCCTGGTCCACCTGCGAAAGCCCCTGCCAGGTGTCCAGCATCGTGCTGTCCAGCCCGTATTTTGCCAGCAGCTGCGTTGCTGCGTCATCAAAACCGGCCTGCTTGTAGGCAGCCGCCTGCTGCAGTGCCGCCATCTGGTCGCTCAGCTCGTTCCGGGTCAGACTGTCATTGTACTGCCGCTCTGCGAAAGCGTTCTCCCAGTCCTGCTGCCGGTATCCGCGGTAAGCGTCATACCCTTCCAGCGCCGCTGCGCCCACGTTCTTCAGCACATTCCACGCGTTGCTCAGGAAATCGCTCTTTTCCTGCCGCGCCTGCTGGGTCTGGTCGTACTGGTAGTTTCGCCAGTCTGCCGCGTTGCTCACGCTGCCGTCGTACTCGCTGCGTTCCAGCTGGTCCTGTCCCAGCAGCGCGTTCAGCTGGCTGCTGGTTCCGCTCAGCTGCTGCTGCCACTGGGTCAGTGCGTCCGCCCGGGCCTGCGCCAGCGTGCCCGCCGTGCTGCCGGTCTGGCTGGCCGCCGCCTGGTTCGCCGCACTCTGGGCCCAGTCCGCCCCGTACCCGCCGGAAAGCCCCTGTGCCGTCTGCGCGGCCGCGTCGGCCCCTGCGCCTGCATTGTTAAACAGGCGGCTCAGCGCGCCCCGGTAGCTGTCGCCGGTCGAAGCGTAGCCCGTGCCCGCCTGGTTCTGGCCGGTCATGCTCTGCAAAGCGTCCTGGATGTCCTGGTCATAGCTGTTGTCATAAGCCCCCGGCATCGCGTTCTCCGCGTCGGTCAGCTTCTTCTGTGCATTGTTCAGTCTCGAAAATACGCCCATTGTGTTCTCCTTTCTTTACAAAAAGAACGGCAAAATCTGCGCCGCCAGCCCGATCACCTGGAGCAGCCCGTTCAAAAAGCCCTGCGTGTTCTGCTGGTGCTCGTTGTAGGCGTTCTGGTATTCGTTCTGCCGGTAAGAAAGCCCGTCCTTCCAGTTCGCCAGGTCCTTCTGGTACTTGTTGTAGTCGTTCTCCTCGGCGCTCTGCAGCCCGCTCAGTTCGGTCTGCAGCCCGGCCTTCTTCGTGTTGTACTCGCTGCGGCTCTGGCTCATCAGGCCGTCCAGCACGTTGTCCAGGTCGTTCATGGTCGATGCATAGGCCTTCTGGCCCGCCTGGGTGCCGTAGCTGGAGCCGTAGCCGCCGGTCCGTGCGCTGGCATCCGCCTGGGCATTCTGGTTCGCCAGCTTCGCCTTCTGGGTGTACTGGCTCTTGTACTGCTGGTACGCCGTGTCCGCCGCCGGGTCATAGTCATAGTCGCCCATGCCGTCGATCTGGCCCATCACGTCCTTGATCTGCCCCTGGTACTTGCTCTGATAGTCCGCGGGCTTCGTCTGCTCGTAGCGTTCCAGCTCGCTTCTCGCGTCCGTCAGTCTACTCATGCGTTCTTCACCTTCTTCAAAAAGTCCTCGTTCATGTTCTCGCTGTCCAGATTGGTCAGCACATACCCCAGCTGTTCCTGCAGCTGGTACAGGTAGTTGGTCAGCGCTTCGGCATCTTCGGCCGGCATGTCCGCGCTGAACTTCGGCAGGCCGATGCCCGCCAGTCCCGCCACACTCGCCATTGTTTCGCTCCTTTCTACCGTCTCGGCACCGCGCCGCTCACCCGTCCTCCGGCTGCGTCCGCCAGCGTCAGGGCCACGCTGCGCAGCACCATCTGCCCGCTGCCGGAAAACTTCAGCCGCATCAGGTCGTGCCGCCGCGGCACAAATGGCAGGTTGATCCGCTCGTCTGCCCGCACTGCCGCGCAGCTGCCCACCGTCTCCCAGTCCCCGCCGTCGTAGCTCACGGCCACGTCCACCACTGTGTAGGCCAGTGCATCCAGCCGCAGCGTCACCCGGCTCACATACTTGTCGTCCGGGCTGCTCATGCCAATGTCGCCGGTCACCGCCTCAAACTGTAACCGCGTCTCGGTCTCGCCGTCCTCCTCCCGGTCCGGGTCTGCCGCCCATAGGGCATTGCCGTCCCAGAGATACAGCTGCTGCCCGGTGCCCACCATTTCGGTGCCCGCCGGGCTTTCCTCGTGCCACAGGCCGGTTTCCGTGTCGTACACCAGCAGCCGCCCGCCGGTCTCCGTTTTTCGTTTCAGGTAAAGGTAGTACCGCGCATCCAGGCTGCCGCCCATGGCCCACTCCACCGCCGTCAGCCTGCCGGTGGCCAGCGTCCCGGACACCTTTGTGGGCAGGCTGCCGCCCCAGGCCATCACCCCGTCCGGCGAAAGGTAATAAAGCGTCTCCGCGATCACGCACAGGCTGCCCGCTGCGTTCGCCGCCACGCCCCGGCACCGCACGCTGGAAAGCTGGTAGTCGCTGGGCTTCGAGCCGTACAGCTTGTGGATGCAGTTCTCCTTGAAGAACAGCACATACCCCATGCAGCTGGCCGCGCCGGTAAACGCCCCGTCGCTGCCCACGCTCACTGCGTAGCTGTCCGAAGCGATGCCCCGGTAGCTGTACCAGTTGGTGGGGTCGCCCAGGGCGCAGGCGTAAATGGTGTTCTCCTTCCGGCTGCAGCCCCACACCCGGTTGCCCTGTTCGGTCACAAAGTCGAAGTCCGGCACCCGCCGTTCCACGGCTACCGGCGCGGTCGCCGCTTCGTTCTCGGTCACTTTGCCGTCCAGGCTCTGCCAGGTGGTGCCGGTGCGCCCGATGGTCCAGCTGCCGTAATACCGGTCCGTGTCCTCCGTGGGCACCAGCGTCGCAATGATGTCATCTTCTTCCAGCGTCCCCACCGTGATCTCTCCGTTCAGCCCCGCCGCCACGGCGTCGCACACGGCCTGCGGCATCCCGCTCAGGGTCACGGTGTCGCCTTCCTTCAGCACGCCGCCCACGCCCGGGCAGTGGATGCGCACCGTCTGCAAAAGCACCTCCTGCCACTTCTTGTTTTTTGCGCTGTACTTCAGCAGCACGCTGCCGGTGCCGTAGGGCGCGTCGTCGGTGCTTTTCAAGAACAGCTGCCCGTCCTCCGGCTTTTCCGGTTCGGTGTCTCCCACGCCGGTGGGGTGGTAGAGCACGCCTTCCGTGTCGCAGGGCGTCACGGTCATAGCTTCGTCCCCCAGCTCCCACTTCGCGGCAAGGTCGGTCAGGGTGCCCGTCTCGGTGTCAAAGGCCTTCTTGTCCGGCCAGATCAGCACCTTCGTGCCCATGCCCGCCAGCGCCTTGTGCTCGTCGGTCAGGGCATTTTCCAGCACCACGGCCCCGCTGCGGCCCTCGTCTGCGTCCGGCGTGTACTCCAACGTCGTGCCCCGGCAAAGCAAAAGGCCGTTCAGGTGGTACATGCCGTTCACGTCCTTCACCTCCCGGGTCTTTCTGCGCGGGGCTCGGGTCTGCAGCGCCGGGTATCCCCGGCTGGAAAAGTTCAGCGCCCGGCTCAGCTCTGCCTCGCTGCACCCATAGGTCTCGTTCACGCCGCCAAAGGCCCGCAGCAGCTGCCGCCCGGCCTGTAAAATGTTCAAATTGGTTCCATCTATCATGCTGCACCTTCCTTTAAACAAGGCTCCCACCTTGGGGGAGCTCCGCAACGCGCCGCCGTCAGGCGGACGGAAGCGGTGAGAGGGCGTCAATACCTCCACTGCACCCCGCCCGCCGGGGGATACTTCCGCCGCATCCACGCGGCAAACTCCTGCACATAGTCGCTGTACATCTGCAGCTCGTTCGTGGCCCGGGCCGTCTCGCCCAGCGCCAGGTCCATCTGCGCGCACAGCCAGTGGGGGTACAGCGGGCCAAACTCCTCCGGTGCCAGCAGTTCGGTGTCGTAGGTAAGGCCGTCTGCCCATGCCTTGTCCGCGCCCACCGCGTCAAAGTCGCTGCATGTGCTGCGCTGCACCACGCTGGAGCGCAGCCGCGCGTCGCACTGCCGCAGCCAGTTCTGTTTCAGCCCGTCCGAAAATTCGTTGTTCGGCCGCATCTCGTCGGCCTGTTCAATTGCCTGTCCTGCCGTCATCTCATCAACTCCTTCATGCAAAAACACCCGGCACAGCCAGAGTGCCGCTGTACCGGGTGTCCGTTGTTTCTGTCAGATTACACGCGCTGTGCCTGCTGCACCGCTGCCGCCTCTGCCGCCGCGATCTTCTCCGCTGCAGCGTTGTCCATCTCCTCACTGTGGCGCAGCACCTCGGCAATGGCCTTCGGCACCTCCACGTCCACACCGCGCTGGATCAGATAAGTCTCGCCGTTCACGCCCACGAAAACGGGCTCGCTGTAGCGGTGCCCGTCCTTGAACAGATGCACGATCTCGGTGTCCTTCTCTGCCTGTGCGTTCTCCAGCACGGCCTCGGTCTTTTCCGCGGTGTCCTGCACCGCAGCTTCCTGCTTCTTTACTGCCATAGTTTCTCCTTTCATGCGCCGCAGCGCACATCATCTGCCCCATGGGCAGACATCATTTGCCCGTCCGGGCATCCTCATTGCGCAGCACATCATGCCGCGCCAGCGGCTTTGTGTCAATTCGCCAGTGCCTTTGCGCTGTACCTCTCGCTGCAGCTCTCAATGCGTACCATGTACGGCTCGCTCAGGCGTTCGGCGGTCTTGGTGGCCTTCCAGCCCACGGACGCGCGCTGGTTCAGCGGGTCGTCGCCGTAGCCCAGCTGCTTCACGATGTGCTGCATGCCGCCGCCTTCCAGTTCGGTGGTAGCGTAGGCGTGGGCACCCAGCACCAGGGTGCTGAAAACCGCCAGGCCCGTCGGGCAGCCGGTGCCGGTCCAGATCTTCGCCTCGCTCGACACCACGAACCTCACGTTGTTGATCTTGCCGATCTCGCCGTTGAAAATTTCCTCCGGGGCCGCGTACTTGTGGGCGTCCACCCATGCCGGGTCCTTGCGGATGTCGTAGCTGGTGTACGGGTGCACGATGGCCACATAGCTGTCACCGATGGGGTCCGCGTTCTGGGCCTGCAGCAGGGCCACGGCCTGGTTGATCACGTCCACGGTCAGCTGCGCAGTCTTGTCCAGGCCTGCGCGGCTGCTCACGGCCGTCTCCACGCCGTCGGCCACCTTGGGCGCATAGATCACGTTGGTGCCGCCGTTCAGGATGTCGCGCACGATGGTGTCCATGGTGCGGCCGCCCTGGCTTGCCAGCAGGTTCGTGGCCTGCACCACGTTGTTGTCGATGGCGGTCAGGTCCAGCATGTCGGTCAGGGACACCCAGCCGCCGTACTGGTGCACGTCTGCGGTCACCGTGGTCACGGTCAGGGTCTGGCCCGCCGGGGTCACACCTTCGGTCAGGGGCTCGGTGGCCTTCGGCAGCGCCGTGTACTTGCGGAACTCAATGGTCTTGCCGTTGTTGGCCGGGATGGGGTAGCTGTCGCCGAACTGGTCATGCACCAGTGCAGGCTCTGCCAGGTCCAGCAGGGTCTTCTCGTAGTAGGTCTTCATTTCAGCGGACATGCCGCTGGTGGCGGTGGTGTTCTGCAGCTGTGCGCTTGCGTCAGCAAACAGCTGCAGGTCCATCTTCTTGTAGATGTTCATCTTGTCGTCCTCCTTCAAAAGGTTTTTATCTTTCTCGCACCCTTCGCGCGGGAAATTCATTCTCACAGCACGATCCGTTCCCCGCGCCGTGCCCGGCGTGCCAGCTCGGCCCGCTGTGCGCGGGTCATGTGCTCCACGTCCACCTTGGTCTCTGCCGCGCCGCCGGGGCGCACGCCGTTCTCGGTGGGTCTCTGGCCGCGCTGCTGGATGCGGGCTGCCACACCCTGTTCCACCTGCTTTGCGGTCAGGGCGGTCTGGTTCTCCATCAGCTGGTCAAAGTAGGCCGCGCGGTACGCCGCTTCCAACCCGATGCCCCGTCGGATCATGTCCGCCACGGCCGGGTTGTTCAGCACTTCGTCCAGCGCAAAGCTCGGGTACTTCTGCTGCAGCTTTTCCGCTTCCGCCTGCCACTGCGCCTGCACCGCTGCCACACGCTGCTGGTGCTCGGCGGCCGCGCGCATCTGTTCGGCCCGCTGCTTCTCGGCGTTGGCACGCTGCAGCTCCCCTTCCATCCGGTCCATCTCCCGGGCCGTCTTCACGCTGATGCCCTTTTCGGCGGCAAGGGTCTCGTAGTAGGCGTCGTTCTTCACCTTGCCGTTCTTCACCGCGTCGGTCAGCGCGGTCAGGCTGTCCGGGCTGCTGGCGTCCACACCGTAGGCTTCGCCCAGCGCGTCCATCAGCGCCTTCACCTGGGGGTTGTTCTGGATGTTCTGCGCCGCCACCTGTGCCGCGCGCTGCATGGCTTCCTCAAACTCCGCCGCGTACTCGCCCTGCATCAGCTGGCCAAAGGCCCGGCGCTTTTCCGCCGGGTCTGCAGCCTTTTTCTCGGCCTGCTTCCCCTCGCCGGTCTCGCCTTCCTTGATTCCCGGCTCCCCCTTCGAGGAAAGACTCTCCCCGGTCGGGGAGAGGTGGCGTGTATCACGCCGGAGTGGGGAATCTCCGGCATCCGCGCCGCCATCGGCGGACGGGGCCGGTGAGAGGGTCCCGTCTCCGGACTGCGAACTGAGAGGGTTCGCCGCCTTTGCCGCCCTGCCCGGGTGGCTGCGCTTCGCCATGCGCTCCTGTGCCGGCCGCAGCGCCGGTGCCTGGATGCCGGCCGCTTCGCCCGCGCTCTCGCCTGCACCCGAAGCAGCTGCTCCTTCAGCAAAACGCTGTAAGTCCAAACTGCCGAACGGGTTGCGGCTCCCAGCGTCTGCTTCGGCCCTTGCGCGGGCCTTGCATCCTGCTGGCCGCGGCCCCAACAGCTCCTCCCTGTTTCTGCCGCAGGCAGTGGTCGTCGCCGTTGCAGCGAACAACTGTAAGTCCACATTGTCGGTGTCGTTCGCGTGCAGGTTCACAAACCGCACATTCTCCGGGTACTGCTGGGCCAGCAGCATCAGCCCGTCCGTCACCAGCTCAAACTTTGCCAGTGTGTCAAAGCTCTGTGCCGCCTGCACACGCAGGACGTTGTCGCCGTCCGGGTCCCGGGTCGCGGTGCCGCCGTCCACGCTGTATGCCAGCGTCTGCATCAGGCAGCTCACCGCCGCGCACACAATGTCCTGCCCCTTCGGTGCAAAGCCCGCGTGCCCCGATGCCTGCAGGATCATGTCATGTCCCTTTTCGTCGTAGATGATCGTGATCATTTCCGTTTCTCCTTTCATGCGCCGCAGCGCACATCATCTGCCCCATGGGCAGACATCATTTGCCCATCCGGGCATCCTCATTGCGCAGCACATCATTCTTTGTTCGGGTTGTTCACGTTCATCGCCCGCTTCGCCGCCTGGCTCGAAAGGCTGGTGGAACTGTCGCCCACCACGCCGCCAAGGCTGTTCAGGGTGCTGGCTGCTGCGGTCTTTCCGCCGCTTCCGCCCCCGCTGCCCGCTGCCGCCTGGCTGGCTGCCCCCGCCGCCGCGCTCACGTTGGTGCCGTTCTGTGCGTCGATGATCGCCGCCATCTTCTGCAGCTGCTGGGCCATCTGCTGCAGCTGCTGGTACAGCGTGCCGTTCTGGCTCACCCGCTGGCGCACCTTCTCGATGCCCTCAAAGTCCATCATGTCCAGCGCGGCCAGCGCCGCGTCAGCATTGGCTGGTGCAAAGAATCCCATCTGGTAGCATTCCTTCGCCGTCTCGTTCTGGGAAAGGCGGCTGAAGGTGCTTTTCTTCGCCGCACTCACCGTGATGTCAAAGATCGGTTCCCGGTCGCCCAGCTGCACACCGCCCACCATGCCGCCGGGCTGGGCCTGCAGCATCGCATTGCTGAAGGGCACATACTCCGTGCCGCCGCTCTCTCCCGTGATGCGGTAGACCCGCTGCTCGTCGTAGAACTGCCGCATCAGCTCGATGATGAAGTAGCACTCCTGCGCAAAAGCCCGGTAGGCGCTTTTCAGCATGTCGCGGCTCAGCTTCGAGCCTGCTTCCTGCAGCGCTGCAATGGCGCTGGCCGCCGTCAGGCCGCTGGTGGTGCCGCCCTGGGAAACATCGCGGTTGCCGCTGATCTCCTTCAGCTCGTTCACCCGGTCGTCCCGGTAGGTGATCAGGTTGCCCGCAAGGCCTGCCGTCTGCAGCGGCCGCATGCTCTCGTCGGTCACCCGGCCCGCCGCATGCACGATGTCCCGGCCAAAGTCGGCCAGTTCTTCCTCGTTGATCCCCGCCGTGTCGCTCAGGATGTACCGCTGCTTTGCGCTCAGCTTCACATTCTCGTCCATGGCGTGGTTCATCTCGTCAATGGCGGTCTGGGTGTCCTTCATCACGTCGATGTACCCGAAGCCCGCCGGGCTGTCCTCCTCGCGGAACAGCGGGTCGAACACAAAGGGGTACTTTCCGTGGTCGTAAAAGCCGCTCTCCGCGTACTGCGGGTCGTTCTCGCTGGCATACAGCACGATGCCGTTGCAGTACTTGCAGTAGTGCAGCACCGTCTGCCCGCCGGGCTGGGCCTTTTTGTAGTACCAGTCCACCACCACGCTCTTGTCGGCGGTGTCGATGCTGGCATCGTGGATGTACTTTGCCACGTCCAGGCTGTGGCCGGTGTGGCCTTTCAGCTGCGGGTACTGCGCCTCCAGCTGTTCCGAGTTTGCCAGGCTCAGGCTGAACAGGTTCGGCGAGTCCTGAATGTCCTCCACGCCCGGCTCCCAGTACAGCATCAGCAGGTTCACGCTGCGGATGCTGATCTCGCCCAGGCCCTTGCGGGCCGTCGGGTCCCAGAAGATGCCCTTCACGCCGGTGCCGGTCTTCAGCTTGCGCCACCAGGTGTCGCTGTACACCGTCTCGTAGTCGCACCGTTCCAGCACCGTTGGCAGGATTTTGGAGAGTACCTTCGCGGTCTCCTCGTCGTCCGCCGCCCGGGGCAGCACGTTGGGTTCCGGGTAGTTGTCCATGGCGTCGGCGTGCTTGTTGGCAATGCTGTTGAACAGCCACCCGCTGGAGGGCTTCGGCTTGCCTTCCATCATCTTGTTTTCGTAGTTCTTCCAGTGCCCCATGCGGAACCACAGCTCGTTGTCGATGATCCGCTTGTCAAGCGCCGCCTTGCCGGTCTTGTATTTCTGCAGGATATCGTTTGCCTTCTTGACTTCTTCCTCCCCGATCGCCTGCGCCGTGGGCAGGTCGAAGGCTTCCCCCTCGGGGGAAGCTGTCGGCAAAGCCGACTGATGAGGGGCAGCTGCGGCATTCTGCATTTCTCCAAAGGCCCCGTCCCTCTGGTCCGGGTAGCGCTTCAGCATCCCCTGCAAAAGCTCGTTTTCATTCATGCACTTCACCTTCTCGTTTTTTAAATCGGAGAAACGTGAAAAAATCGTTTAGCGAAGCGGCTAGATTTTTTCCGTTTCGACTTCTTCTTTGGGGTCTGAAAGGGGCGAGCAACCCCTTTCTCGTCAGGGGTAAGTGGAGTCCAGAGGATGAGAGGGGCGCGTCGAAACGCCCCTCTTGTCCTCTGGCCC